ACCCTAATATTGGCTGCAGGTACAGATGAAAACCCACTAACATAAATAAGTCTATTAGCTAAATTGCTATTTAGTGTATAAGCTAATGCCGCACTTGCTGGCCTATTCGGATCATTCAGAAATTGATTAACGATATCTTCTTTTAAGAGCATATATTGTGCCATATGAGCATCTAATGCCTTTATACCTGCGCTTACAGGGCTTCTTGTATTCTGCAAATCGTCTCTTGTAAGTGGAGTCCCTCCAATACTTCCCTGGATAGAATCAATAAGTGCCTGCAGATAGTCAATCTTCTCCTGGCCTTCATCGACAATGCGCTGCAACACGGTAATATATGGAGCTGCCGGAACTGATTTGTCTGCCAGAGGATCATATCGGCAAATAAATGTAAACTTGTTAGAAGATATTTGTCCGTTTGCATAGACCAGTTTTACATCTGCCACCACTTTACCAGGGGATTGCAATTCATTTCCCTGAAAAACATAAGTATATGTAGCGACACTCTTCTGCATATCTGCTCCTGTCACAATCATACCATTTGATAACGAAAATACTATATAAGCGCGTGTAGCATTAGATATATACTGTCCGTCTGCTTTGACGCGAATACTAAACTGTATCTGACCGTAATCGCCCTGTGTAAAAGCATATTGCGTTTCAAGGGTGGTGCTGTCATTGGCATTAAGTATTACATCGTAATTCATTTAAACCACCTTTCCAAGTATAACATAAGTTTTGGATACACGGGCAACAAGCACCTTATCACCTGTTGCCGGTGTATATGACTGGAGGTATTTATAAGGCTTTTGGCTTGCTACAGTTTCGCCATAAAATCTTATGTATGGCCTACCGTTTGTAACGCTGGCAACTACTGCCATTCGATACGCTTTATCTCCCGCAAAAAGTACTTGCAATTCGTCAAGCTGTTCACCCGGAGTCTCATACATCATAATTTCACCACCCTTTTCAGCGTGTGCGTCATAGTTCCTCCAACACTTAGATCCATTTCCCATGCATACTCAATATATTTGTTTCCCACTCCAAGACCATTTTCGCCCACATAAATGCAATCACGGTAAGAATGATGTGGCATTAAGGCCGTAGGCAATATAACAGCATCGTAAGTCTGACTTTTTTCAATGGCTATACGTCTGACAAGATCATTAAGCGTGGACTGATCGGCTATGTCATTAACGCTTTCAATATCTACCACATTACGCCCGCGGTTAACGGTTGATATTACGCTTGCTACACTGTCATTTATATACTGGCTCCTTAACTCAATACCGTCTGGATCGTCAGTATATCGAACGAATATGTTAGGCACATTATAAATATCAATGCTTTGCTTGGCACCGCCTTTTATAATGCTTCTGTCGTTTGTCTGATATGCCTGCTCGGTCTGGCGGTTAAGTGGCTCAACGTATCTTCTGCTTACTGCATATCCTCTGTTGTCAAAATGTAAGGGCTCATAATTAATGGCAGTAAGCAATGAATTAATAATATCCAATTTGCTTGTGCCGATTTCAAACTCTAAGGCTGTGCTTGCCGTGAGTATAGACGTTTCAATGTTGGTCTTTTTTATTCCTGCCGCCGTTATGATGCTCCTTACCTGAGTAACATAATTTGTGCCGGCTGCTACAAATAATCTTGTTGTTATTTTATCTTCTTTTAAAATTGTTCCGTAATCGTAACAATCTACTTGCTGCAGTACCCCACTGTCCTGTCTTGATCTTTCCGGGCTGCTCATGATGTAAGTACCAATTGGATATTCAAGCCAGCCAGTAGGCGATTTAAGGCGGAAGTACGGACGTACCCTTAAATCCACTGTTTTAAGGTCTATTTCACCAATTTCTCTAATAGTGAGTGAAGCAGTTCCCATAATTTCCTGCGAGCTGTCAAACCGAATATTTCCACTTACATTTTCCAGATCTTTTAGCTTAACTTCGTTTTTATCAAGCAATTCGTAACGAAAATTAATTGTACGGTCAGATTCAAGCATTCTCAGCACTTCCGCATGGGTATATCCGCTCTGTACGAGACTATACATCAAATCTCACCTCCAAACTATAATCAATCTGTCTTATTGATATTTCAACCTTTTTTCCTATATTGAATAGCGTATTTTCATGACTGAGTTCGCTGATTTCACAGCAGAAACACATTTCGGAATTCCTAAATATGTAAATTCCATTTTTTTCATATAACGCCTTGATCCTTTCGGAATTTGCGTTACTAAGATAAAATGAAGTTCCAATTCCAGTTTCCTTATGTATGCCCGATTCTTTCACCGGATACGTACGTCCTTCGTATTTTATCAATTCAGATTCATTTTCAAGTTTTAGCTTTATACTGTTGAACCAATCGCTATCTGATTTGTAAATCTCAATTGAATCTCCAGGAGTATTTATTTCTGACAGTAGCGCACCTTTGTATTTTATCTTCATGGATTGCTTGCCACTATCAGCATAGCCGCCATTATGCGCCCTGATAAAGTACTCATACATTACGTTAGATTTCACAGCATAATCAATATATTGCGATCCACTGAAACGCCCAACCGGGATAAATGCAATGCCATCTTCTGAACGGTAAACCATTTTATCCGCAGCCGTGGATGTTGTTGCTATCAATATGCCTCCATACGCAGCAGATAACGTCATATCTGGCGTGTTTGGCACTGAGGCCGATATAGTAAACACCTTTGCGCTTTCGTCTGACCATACGCCGTATACGCTTCCTATGCGCATCTTTACTGTGTATTGTCCGTTTGAAAACATCATATTGGGTACATAAGAGCTAATCAATCCTCCTGGCATGTTACCACTGTCATGGATAAGCGTTGCCCCCTGGTAAATCCATAGCCGGAATACAGCCGTTTCAGCTGCGTTGCTCCTCCATGCAATCTCTGTAATGGCATCGTTTTTCATGGTATCAATTATAGGGGCCGTTGGCCGTCCTGTCAGTTCGAATGATCCGTAAGCATATTCAGATACCGCATTATTGGCGTTGTATGTCCTTACTCTCCACTCAATAATCCCTGTAGGCATAGAGTTTGTGTCAAGTGTTCTGCTCTGCTGCGTGGTAACAACACCTAAAGCCTCAGCCCAAGAAGCATTCCCTTGCTGCCTCCACCCAAAATCATATTTTGTCTGTCCAGTATCATATAACGAATTGTGTTTCCATTGAAACGTTAACGAATTTCCTTTTTCAATTACATCACCATTTGGATATAGAATTGTCGGAAGATCCGGAACGGCATCATTATATGTGATTTCAATATACGGTATATTTGAAGACTCTCTGGACGAAAATTTCCAGATCTCTGTATCGTCAGATTGCGTACCGGTCAAATCTTGCAACCCTAAAACAGCATTGCTTGTTCCTAACGCATTCGTTACTATGCTTGTAACGTCCCATACGATCCATTCGTTAGCACTTGAGACGTATACAGGCGATGTTATTTGCGTTGGTGAATATGCCATATCGCTGTCGATATACTGTGATTGTACGATGTTACCAGTTAGAGTATTTACACTTACTGGTATTGCATACTGAGCTGCAGCTATTGTACTACGTCTGCCCTTCTGCTGACAGTGTATTTTCAGTTCTGCCTTTGTGATTTGTTTGTTAGCCATTGCAGGAATATCAAATTGCAAAAAAGCCAGCATTGCGGATGAAGAAGTAGTTATTCTATGTACAAACATATACTCCAAACTGCTAAAATTACCACTTGACGAAGCAAAGGATACATAAGTATCAGCTTTACATTGCACCGTTTGTATTGCCATTATAATCTACTCCTTCCTGCACGTACTGCCTGTTTTCCCTGCTGCATAAAACTAACAACGTCGTTCCATTCCTTGATATCTTTTGCGTTTATTTGAGCGTATAGATTATACGTATCTCCACCCGATGATCTGCGTGTTTCTTCTGCATTCAGCACCCTTGCACCACGAGGTAGTATAACTTTTTCCGGGCCATGCTCACCGATGGTGGCTTCCCCTCCGGGTGCGTAATCAGTTCCAGATGCGTAATATTGTGTCTGTGCTATCTGGTTTGACTGACTTTGTATACCTTTACCCATTCTTGATACGTTATTCCCAACGCTATCCATTGCCCTACTGAGGTTATCTCCTTGACCCATAATAACAGCTATAATCGTTGCCATTGCTATTAAGGCTGCAACTACACCCCAGATTATCGCTATAGTTTTCAATGTTTTTGCATCAAATATTCCCATCGCGTTTTTTAAAGTACCGAACCCATCCATAGCCTTGCTCGTTGCTTTTCCGATGTTATACATTGCCAATACGATTCCAGATATCGTTATTATCATGTTTAATACTGGTGTCGGTATAGATGATATAACAGAGAAAAAGTCAGTCAGTATCGGAAGTAATACAGTTGCAAAGTTGTTAGACAATCCCTCTGCTGAATTCTTAAAATCGTCCATAACTTTATTTAGGTCCTTGAATTTGCCAAGCGTTTCCTCCCCCATAACATATCCCGTATCATGGGCTTCTTGTCTTAAAGAGGCAAGTTCCTCCTTGGTCATATTTAATACCGGCCCCAAGTTCTCTCCAGTAGTTGATAGCAAATCGCTTGCAATGGCATTTCTCTTGGTCACGTCCTCCATTTTCTGTAGGCCCCTTACAACGTCTGAAAACAATTCATTCTGTGATTTTAGGGCACCATGGGAATCACGTACATTCACGCCAAGCAAGCGGAATGTTTTTGCCGTGTCACTGGTCTTATCCGTAGCTTCAAGTGCTTTTTCCGCAAGGGCGGCGATATCACCAGTCATACTCTCTGCATCACTTCCGACGGTTTTCATGATGTAATCCCATTCCTGATACTGGTCTGTTGTCATTCCCATGCGCTGTGACACATTGGTAATTTCTTTTGCACTGTCTGCCGTACTCAGTGTTAATGCTCCAAGTGTTGTAACCATAGTTCCTATCGTGAGAACTGCCTTTCCAATGCTCTCATCTACCCCGTCAAATTTTTCGGCAAATTTTTCTACCGCTGGATTAGCCTCTATGCCGATGAAATCGGCAACGTCTCGGAGAGTATCGCCAAAGGATCTGTTCTTATCAGAAGTCTCTTCGATTTGCTCTTCCGTATCCCTCAAAGAACCTTCAAGCTTTAACAATGTCGTTCTCTCGTTCAGGAGTGCCTTATCCGCTTGATCAGCCGCTTTCGATTCGTAACCGTGGGCTGCAACGATTTTATCATAAGACTTTGCCGTTTCTTCAACCTTTTTCCGCTGGAGTTCAATCTTCTGCCTTAAAACATCTTGTTTAATACCAAGCTTATCAGTAGAATCTCCATAAACGTCCGCCTCTGCTGTCGCTCTCTTAAATTCTGCATCAAGGAGGCCCATCTTACGGTTTATCTCTGTAATTCCGCCAGAAAATTCCGAATAATCCATGCCGATCACAATTGTTTTTTTGTATTGGTTGTTCATATAAAACCCTCGACCTCCTTCATGCTTGATATAGTATTCACTTCATTTTGGCTCGCACCGAAATATTGTGAGGTATAAGGCTTGTTGTCAATTTGCGATGCCTTAAAAGCCGCCTCATCATTTGCAATATCCAGCATCTTTATTATTTTCGGAAGTGTGCTTGAGTAGAATTCTCTTTCGGGCCTGTTAAGCCGGAAACAGTACAAGTAAAAAAATAAATCGTAATCCATGGTTAGCAAACTACGGTCTATTTCACAAGTCTGGTAAGCATCTGCATCATTATTTTTTTTTTCGCTTCGTCCATAATTTCACTGTCTGTACCGGCTGATTCCATATAAGCCCCAATGATTTCATTCAAATCCGTTGGTCTGATACTCAATGCCAGGGCCCTTGCTTCCTCAATGGTAAAATCCTCATGATTTGCCTTAATTCCACCATAAAGGACCAAACTTCCAAACTCCACAATGGATAGTTTTTCTTTCCCGGGTTTCATAAGCTTTTCCTGCATGTATCCTACCGCAAGCATGTTAAATGTTGCTTTCAATTCCCGATCATTAAAATCAATAATGATTTCGTCTGCCGGGAGTGCTGTAATCCTCTTGCTCATGCTATCACCGTCCTTTTATGGCGCTGCCGTCGGAAATGACACCGGACCAGTAGCAAAAAACACTGCAGCTTGACCCTCCGTGTAATCATCGTTCGCTGTGTCTCCGAACCATGTTAACCTTTCATCGGATTCTCTAGGTATAAAGTTCATCGTAATTGAATCCGTAGAAAAGTTTATATTATCTGTTGATTGCTGTATCGTTTGGTTAGCTGGTTGTGCTCTCCCTTTTAAAAACCATACCTGTTCTTTTGTTCCACCCGTTTGTTCAACTTCGTATCCAAAGGCAATATATGGCGGTTCATCACCATCTTTTACAATCACAACCC